ACTCCTCAACTCGCGCCAACTTATCGGCAGCGCGAGCATTAGCAGCATCCTGAATAATAGACGCCTCAGTAGCCGTGCGGCGACCCTCGGGCAACGCACCACGCATGTACTCGTTTACGCCAGTCACGCGATCAATATCATCCTCAATCATCTGAGAATGCTGGTTGTAAAACATGGCGTTTGCATCATTGCGAGGAATCGGAGCAATTACGACGGGGAACGGCGTGTCGTCACGAACGGGCACAAGCGCGTTCGTGTTGCTGCTCGTAAGCGCGTCGATGCCATCCGTATCCAAAGCGTCCTTGCGGATCATGTACTTTGGAATGTCCAACTTACGAGCCAACACCATTGCCGAACGCGTGTGGTTCAACTCATTCTGCAAAGGCTCAATCGCTTCGATTTCGCCAATCGTGTAAAACTGGTCGGGAACCTCATAGTTCCTGAGCATCACAAACGGATGACCATACGGGTACGGAAACTCAACAGGCTTCACGAGGAACCCAGCATCCTTCTGCTGGTCAGCAAAAACGCTCATCTCGCCACGAATCAAATCATAAAACTCCCACACCGTCACGCGACCGTGATCGTCAGGAATGTTTGACTTGTTGTCCTCGTTAAACCACTTCAGCGAACCGTCAGCCTGCAACTTGCGGCGGGCCGACTTCCTAAAACGCTCGTCCTTCTTGGCCACCTCCAACGGCATCACGATCCGCTGGGCAATCCACTGGGCATCCTTTATGCAAGTAGCCTCAGGATCGACATACACATCAAACGGAGACACCCGCTCAAAGAACGGAACATCCTCCAAAACCTCGCTCACAAAATCGGGCTCAGAATCAGCGACATCCTGCGGAGACGGCAAATCCTCCACCAAGTCAGGGTACTCACCAGCAAAATCGTCCAACTGCTGGTTCTGCATCTCAATCGAAAGAGCCCGCTCCTCCTCCGTGACTTCGCGCAGTTCCTCCTTGAACCGCCAACCCACCTTACCCCAACCGTGCCCGTAAATCAGGAAATCCTGAACAATGCGACGGTTCTCCTCGCGAAAATCATAATGACGCCACCAGTAATTGGTGATCGCCTCAACCATCGAAGCCTTGTTCTGCTGGTCCATATCCTCGTCACGAGACTTCACCGTAATCTTTGGATAGTTCACAGCAATAGACGGACCGATCACGTTAATCGTAGAAAACGCGATAGACACCGCAATGCGATCATCGTCCGACCAAGTAGTGAACGGACGCAAGCGATAAATGTCCCGCAACCGCTTCCAAGTCTTGTCGAACCGCTCGTCCTCACGCCAGCGCGTCGCTGCCGTGATCCTGTCGCGATAGCGCCTCAACAAGGCGCTGTCGCTCGTAGGTGAGGATACAGGAGTGTCCTGCGGGTTCCCCCACGTTGCCACTTCTCGTGAACTCGGATTGATGCCAGTCATTAAACCCAACGCTCCCCAACAGGCTCGGCCTTCACGCCGTCTTCAGCGCAAACCCGCTCCTGCTCCCGCTGACGCTCCCGAATCGTCGGACCGTGAAATTCGTCCCGACCATACTTGTACGTCAAACCAACAGTTTCCACCTTGCACGCAAAGCAGCCGTCAACCACACTCGGGTGGTTGGCGGCATGAACGGCATCCTCACAGCGGGCACAAAACCCAACCATGTCAGTGCCTTCCCGATGAATGCAAGTATCCATTGCGTAATAGGACTTATTGTCCCCTAGACTATAGAACACGCGACATCTCTCCAATGTTGTTAGCGCCCAAAGGCGTCCCGCTATTTCGGCCTTCTCTGATGAGCCTATCTTTAAAATAATCAAACGTCCCGTAAGTGTCCTGAGGCGTTGTGTACTCGGGTGCTACGGCAAAGCGCAGCATCTGATAAGCAATCGCCAAAGCCACAACACGGTCGTCAAACGGCGAGCCACCCATCTGGCCACGCTCGTTGCGGACATACGTCAGCATTTCGCCCACCGTTGCCTTATCGTGGATTCTAAACCCCTGCCGCACTCCCATGCCCAACTCGTCAATCATCAACGGCTTACTAGCCTTTGTGGTCAACCAGCCAATCTTCGTCTGGCGATTTTGCCACGTTGTCTTTCCGTCCAGTTCACGACGAATGTAAACCTTAGGATAACCAAGCCGCTGCAACGCCTTGTTGGTCGTCAAGCCGTGGTTGTTAACCTCCACGGCGACAAGCGCCCGATTGTATCTCCATGCGGTCTTGGCGATCTCTTCTGCGAAGAGATCGGGATCAATATGACCGTGCCATTGAGCAACCTGTTCGTTGGTCTGGAGACAGATGACTTGCAAGCATGAGTAGTCTCCGTGTTCCAGTCCTTCGGCTACGTCTGCTCCAATAACGTATTGATGGTCTAGAAGTGGTGGTACCCATTGCTTGTAGTTAGTCTCTGAAGATACCGAGATAAACGTCGGAGACTGCTGCGTGCCTTGTACTTCAGCGTCCAAATATCCATAATCAGGGGTTCTCACTTCCATTGCCCGTAGCATGTCTACATCAAACACAGGGTTACCTGAGCGGATGAATGCTTCTTCGGGGTTGTCTGGGTATTCCTGCGCCAACTGCCACGGGAGCATGTTGGCCTTCTTGACATCGTACCAGTCTGTGTTTCGGTCGGTGTTGGCAGACCACGGGTAGAACAAATGCGTGAACTGGCTGTTGCCAGAGACGGCTTTGTTCCAAAACTCGTGGAAGAAGTTGCCTGAGCCATTAGCGGTGCTGAGGCCCACAACGCGTCCACCAACGTCCGTGACAGGTTCGATGGATGCCCACGCTTCTTCAGCGTTCTCAAAGAAGGCCCACTCGTCAACAATAATCAAGGACACTGCGCTACCACGCGCAGGGTCCTCCTTAGACGGCATGGACTCAATGCTGGAACCGTTGTCAAAGGTGATCTTCATCACGTTCTTATCAAGTCGCTTAGCGGCTCGTTCCTTGAGCCATTCAGGCAGACGCTTCCAAGCGTAGTCAGTTTTCGACAGCAACTTCTGGGCTTCGCGTTCGTTACGGGACAGCATAACGATAACGTTGTCTGGCCAAAACATGCCAAGCCAAAGACAGTATGCTGCGAACAAGGTGCTGTACCCAATCTGGCGGGCCTTGAGGATAATAACATAACGGTCCGTCATCACCCGTTTCAATGTATCCAACTGGGCTTCACGCAGGTCAAACAACAATGCACCATGTTCTGGGTGCTGGATATGTACGCACTCTGCAAGAAACTTAGTGCAAGCCTCGTAATCTTTTGCGGTCTTACCACGCCAACGACGATACTTTGCTTCTTGCAGTAGTTCAGTCTTGGAGAACCCCACTACGAATCACCCAACAAAGCGTCCAGTTCAGCCCTCAGTTCATCATCAGACAAACTTGCGACACGAGCGTCTTCAATCACAACACGCTTCGGCTGCAACCGATCAACGTACTGAAGGTACAGGCTGGCTGCCTTGGTGTCGCCTCGGCTCGCAGCAGCCCACAGGGCGTCCACGACCGCCTGAATGCGGTCGGGACTCACGTTCAGTTCCGCAAGCCGCTGCTCGTACGCCGCCTTGAACCAACGGTCGTTCTGCCAACGGAAAATCGTGGACTCAGCAAACCCGTGATCGCGAGCCCACTCCTTCTTCGACCCCTGCCGCTGAGGATCGCACAGCCATTCGATGTATTCCAACTGCGGGGTGGACAACAGTCCGCCCTGCGCCTTTGCCCGCTCTACCGATTCATGTGCCACAACAAGCACCTCCTTCACCAACAGGGGACGCTTGTCCCCTTTCAATATGGAGATCATTTGCCCCGTATGTCAAAACGGACACAACGAAAGGTTCAGCGCCGACAGCGATTGGTGCGTCGGCTGCGCCGAATCATACCTCCAAGAACAAGAAGAGGATGATAGTTGACACAAGCCGACAAGCCTGTGTATCCTCAGAGCCACAACACGGAACACCCGTAAAAGCGGGATTAGCCCCCGACCGATAGGATCGGGGAGCGGCACAGCCGCTGGATGCCGAGGAATGACCACCTCCGTAACGCGCTCGCACAATGTAGGGATCTAGATCAGAACGGGTAGCCCCCACAGGGGTCTACCTCAGAGGCTGCCCAAACAAGGGAGCAAGCACCTCAGGGTGCTTGCGAGGCTACAGCCCGCCTCTCACACACACACAAATTGCGGCTACCTCCTTATATATACTGCTGAGGGCCTACCCCCACCCCCCCCTGCCCCCCCTAGGAGGGGGGGAGGCCCACGGACTCGCTACCGCTCGCCCCCATCCCACCCGCTAGCGCACACCACCAGAACCAGCCACCACTAGAGCGCGTGCCAGTGGAACAGCACGCTACCCTCGCTGCCCTCGTGTGCTGACTACAGCGTGGTGCGAACGCACCCCCCTCATCCTTCGGGGAGGATGCGTTCTCTTTGACCAAAAGGTCAACCGCAGCGCTCCCGAGGAGGCGTTACCGTGGACATCAACCCTGTGTGCTGCTCAAACTGGCAGTTCGGTGCCTGCTCCCACACAGAAAACTTCGACACCTGCGACCCGTACGAGGACTTCGTCAAGTGCGGCGAGTGCGGTGAGTGGCACAGCGAGTCGCTGGGCTGCCACAAGTGCCGCATGCTCAAGCGGGCCTACGCCATCGAAGGGCTGGAAGAGGACGAACTGCGCCTGCTCATCGACGCTCTCCCCCGCAAGGGTGCGACGGCGGAACTCCGCCAGATCCTCGTCCTCGCCTACAACGAGGTCGTGGCTGAGTCCTTCGACGGCTGGCCTTCGGAGTTCATCGACCCTCTGGACAACTGGGACGACGACGAGCCGTTCTAGAGGTGATCGGGGATCAGCCTTCGGGCTGGTCCCCTTCACCCGCGGCAAGCACGCTACGGCGTGGTTCGCTCACCCCCTCTTCGTACCTCGGGAGGGGGATTCGCTCTTTCCATACAGTCCTGTTCAACCAAGCAAGGAGACAGCAATGTCGGGTGTTACCAACGTCAGGCTCACCAGTGAGGCTGGCATCACGGACATCGAGTTCATCGGTGGCGGTGTCGTCAAGATCGTCCAGCGTGCGTCGGCAAGAAGCAAGCCGTTCCTGTCCTGCGACCTGAAGCCCAAGCCTGAGTTCGCCAAGGGCAAGGGCACGCTCATCGGTACGATCGTCACGGCGATCGGGACGGGCGTCAACATCGACCAGATCGGGACCGTCGTCTTCTACTAGGCT